TCGGTGCCCAGGATGAGTACATCATGGGCAACCCGGAGATATCGTTTTTTAATTCCACGTTTAAAAGACACTCCAATTTTTCACAATCCGTTGAGAAGCAGACGATACGCGGAGATGTGAAAAATAATTCAATGTCAAGTGTTCAGATTGAAAGATCTGGTGATATGCTTGGCTACATTTACCTCACCATAGATGATACCAACCAAGCTGTAGACACGTCTCGTTGGGATCTTCTCATCGATAAGGTTGAACTGCTCATCGGTGGTTCTGTAATTGACAGTCAGGACTCTATTTTCACTGAAAACATTGCGATAGATACATTCGCTCAAAACGTTTCTAGATCTGCGATAGGTACACACCCAGGTGTGAGTGCGCGTTCTTATTTCTACCCACTTCGCTTCTTCTTTTGTGAAGGTCCACAATGTGCATTACCCCTAGTGGCTCTAAATTATCACAACGTTGAATTGAGAATTTATTGGGGGTCACAAGCATCCAATTATAACTTTGAAATGTATGCAAACTATTACTATCTAGACAATGAAGAGAGGGGTAATATAGCTACCCGAACCCACGATCTTCTGATTACACAGGTACAAAAAAATATACCAGGTGGAGAGACCACACAGGATCTTATATTCAATCACCCAGTTAAATATATCGCGTCATCCGATACAACTATTGATGGCGCCCTTACTTCACCAACAAATAAAATTAAATTAGTCATAAATGGAGTTGAATTAACCAATTATAAATGGGGTAAACCCCACTTCATTGATGTGATGAACTATTATCATACAAATTTTGTAACCTCACCAGACTTCTTCCTCTACTCTTTCTGTCTCATGACAAGTTCTCTACAGCCAACTGGTACACTCAACTTCAGCCGAATAGAGTCAGCCAAAATCATGAGTGAAAATTTACCCATAAATGACCCAATTTATGCTGTCAATTACAATATCCTTCGTATACAAAATGGGATGGCAGGTCTTCTCTACGCAAATTAATTTACCACTCTATATTAAATGGTCAAGAACTTACCTACAGTGGAAAGATCTACCAAAGTTAGGTTTGGTAAGCATGTCCCAGATTCTATAGAACAGGAGGAAAATACTATCGTCTTCAATGCGAGTAATGTTTTAGTTTCAACACCATATAGTAATGCTGTATATTTGTCACCAATCAGAAATAAGACCGATTATACAGCTCCAGAGATTGTACTTCTTATGTATGATCGTAATACTAAGGAGATCACAGAGTCTGGTGAGTCTGCAAATGCTCTCATCGGTGGTTCAACTCTAGATACTGTAGTAAATCGTAATAACGCTACCTCAAATACCGTTCAATTCATAGGTGGAGGTATGTTAGGTAATGGCACTGGTTTTGTCACCGATTCAAATATTGGTATTTCAAACTTACTCCCACAACACACCGTGAGTGTTGGCTCAAACCTCTACATTGATGATGTGGGTTCAAACGTGCTTGTCGTTTCGGGTAACGTAGCCATTTTAGATAGTCTCGTAGTTGACGGCAATCTTCGTGTAAATGGTGGCACCACTGTGATCTATACAGAAAATACTGCGATTAGGGATCCTCTTATTGAACTCGGGACAAATAATGGATCGAGTGATACAACCCTTGATTTAGGTATTTTGATGCATAGACCAGAAGCTCTGTCAAATGTTGTTATTGGGTACCGTGAGGGTACCGATGAGTTTGCTTTGGCGTATACCGATGCAAAACCAACTGATAAGACATTTACACCAAAAACTGACGAAGATATTAATGTCCACGTCTACGGTCTAACCCATGTGGATGCTAACATTTACGCACACGAAGATGTCCTTGTGGATGGAAATGTGTATGTATCTACAAACGTTTCTATTACCGAAGAGTTGACTGTTAGCAACAATGTGTATGCCGATAAGGACCTTGAAGTTGTGGGTAACGTATATGTGGATGGAAATGTGGTAGCCTATAAAGACTTTACTCTATCTGGTAATGCTTATGTAACGGGTAATGTCAGTATCACAGAGGAATTGACTGTTAGCAACAATGTGTATGCCGATAAGGACCTTGAGGTTGTTGGCAATGTTTACGTAGATGGAAATGTTGTAGCTTATAAGGATTTCACTTTAACCGGGAATGCCTATGTAACGGGTAATGTCATAGCCTCTAAGGACTTTACCCTAACCGGTAATGCTTATGTATCTGGAAATGTCAGTATCACGGAGGAATTGACTGTTAGCAACAATGTATATGCCGATAAGGATCTAGAAGTTATGGGTAACGTCTACGTTGATGGAAATGTAGTTGCCTCTAAGGACTTTACTCTAACTGGGAATGCTTATGTAACTGGTAACGTTGTAGCCTCTAAGGACTTTACTCTAACTGGGAATGCTTATGTAACTGGTAACGTTGTAGCCTCTAAGGACTTTACTCTAACTGGTAACGCATATGTATCTGGAAATGTTTCTATTACTGAAGAGTTGACTGTTAGCAACAATGTGTATGCCGATAAGGACCTAGAAGTTATGGGTAACGTCTACGTTGATGGAAATGTAGTCGCCTCTAAGGACTTTACCCTAACTGGTAACGCATATGTATCTGGAAATGTTTCTATTACTGAAAAGTTGATTGTTAGCAACAATATGTATGCCGACAAGGACCTAGAAGTTACGGGTAACGTCTACATTGATAGTAATGTAGTTGCCTATAAAGACTTTATCCTAAGTGGAAACGCATACGTCACTGGAAATATTGAAGTAACCGAGGTCCTTATCGTGAGTGGTAACACCCACCTTGAGGGTGACAACGTATTCATCACACACACGATGGACTTTTTGGATCCTACCACCGCTATCGTGACCGATCAAGTCTCTAATGTTCAGATCCGATTGGGTCAGTTGGAGAACGTGGCAAACACTGTTTCTAATCCACTCATAAATCAAGTACTTACCTATAATCAAGACAATAGTGAGTGGTCTAACGCATACCCCGATCAGACAATCGTTCAGGTTAAGAATACTTCTGGAGTGCCTATAACAAGAGGTCAAGCAGTTCATGTTACTGGTTCTAATGGAAATAACATGTTTCAGGTTGAATTGGCAGATGCTTCCGATCCAACAAAGATGCCAGCAATTGGTATTGTTTATGAAGATATACCAATTAATGGAGAGGGTGCAGTTGTTACATTTGGTAGAGCTAATGGAATAAGTGGAATATCTGGTTATACAAACGGTGACACACTTTATGTTGCAAGTGGTACTCCAGGTGATTTAACAAATGTAAAACCGTACGGAGTTGATCTTGATCTCATTCAAAATGTTGGTGTCGTTGTTAATCACAGTTCGGGTGTCATGTTCGTCACGGGTATTGGTCGTGCCAATGATATTCCAAATGCGAGGATTATCACAGACTACAATGACATGCAATATGTCTATGTGAATAGCGAAAACAACGATTTGAAAAAGATTGCATCTGAAAACCTGAACATCCCACTCACAACAGCTGTGAGTAGTTCAAGCAATTCTGTGGCAAATGCGGTGACCCTCCGAGGTGTGAGTATTACTTCCGGTGATGGTTTCCACGGTGACCTCGTTGTTACTGGAAATGTAACCGTTGATTCTACAACCCTCCACGTAGATGCTGAGACTAGTAGGGTTGGTGTGGGAACTATATACCCCGGACAACCCCTAGATGTTAGGGGTGCCGCCAACGTGGGCGCCCTTGTTACAACATCTACCGTTATATCCGATGCAACTGTAGCTACTGATCAAAATACGGGTGCCCTCCAAGTGACTGGTGGTGTTGGTGTAGGAGGTAATCTCTATGCCACAAATGGTGTTTTTTCATCTAATATAACTGTTGGAAACCTCGTGGACGGGGCGAATAAATACTTACCTATGGTTAATACAAATGGTACTTTCGTTAAGTCACCTGTTTATGTTTCACCTACGGGTAGATATGTAATCACTGCGGAGGAAGCTGAATTTTTGGGTAACATCACACTTTCCGGTAACACAACTATACTGTCTTCAACTTCTGTTGTCATAGAAGATAGAATTTTTGGTATCGCTTCAAACAATAGCGCCGATGGTTTAGATAGTGGAATCTTAATAGAGCACCAGGATGCAGGTCAATTTTCTAATATCGGACTCATACATCACGCCGATGAACATACATTTTCTATAGGATACACACAAAATACATTTACAGATGAACATATTTTATATGCACCACACTCAGATGGTACCATATTAACAGTGGATTTATTAGGTAATGTAAATGTACAAAATAGTATATCTGTATCTGAATTAGGTACGTTTGGTACACGTGTGGGTATAGGTGTGATTTCACCAGATTCAAACTTATATGTAACGGGGAATGCTCACGTAACTTCAAACATTTCTACAGATTCTAACGTTATTATCGGTGCCACAACTGAGGCCACTTCAACAACAACGGGTGCCCTCAAGGTAACTGGTGGTGTGGGCGTGCAAGGCGCCCTCTACGGCGCTGAAGCTTTTTTTGGTGGTGCGGTGACTGGCGCAAGTTACAGTGGTGGTGCCATTTCAGGAACAACAGGGACATACACAGATGTTCTCACTGTATCCGATAACACACCAGCTACTACAACTACAACAGGTGCCCTCCAAGTAGCGGGTGGTGTGGGTGTGGTTGGTGAGATACATAGCGGTGCTATTAGCGCTGCGAAAGACCAAGATGTAACATCCTATTTTGGTAGAGCCGCTATAGGTTATAATGGTTCAAGTGCTGACGCGGCTACTTTCGCACACGTTGACCACAATACAGGTGGAAGTTATGCACTCAAACATAATCTGAATGGTAGAACTGACATAAACTCGGCAAGTGGTCAGGATATTTTATTTAACATAAATAACGCTGAAAAAGCCAAACTTACAAGTGATGGTGATTTCGTTGTTGACACCGATACACTCTACGTTGATGCGGCGAACGATAGGGTTGGTATAAATAAAGCAGCACCGGCTTTCACCCTAGATGTTGATGGTGACATTAACTTTACTGGTACTTTCAGAGAAAATGGAACACCATTCGTGAGTACACCATGGACAATTGAAACAAGTCCAGATGCATTAAGTTATACAGATGGATTTGTAGGTATAGGTGAGGCTACCCCAGATGCAACACTACACATCACAGGAAATGCATATGTTACAACTAATCTACACGCCTCAAATGTTTACACTACAGGTGGTCTCATCACAAATACAGGGGGTACTGCGAAGAAAACATACTCACACACAGGGACTTTACCAGCTAACGCGACTGTGGCAAATGCGACATTTGGTGTTGTTTTTTCAAATCATGTGTTTTATGCAAAAATAACGGCGACACTTGTTGAAGGTACTGATACTGTAAGTAGTTTTACACAAGAATGTTGTGGTGGTCATATTACAGGTGGTACATCACTTAATAATATAACTTTAGGTCAAACAACTGTAATTGGTCATATTGCTTGCCCATGGAGTACAGAAGTAACAGCTAATGTAACCACTGTTACATTCAAAGCAGCCCAGGCTGTAGAGGGTGCCGGATATTACGATATATTTGTTGAGTATCTCTCAGCGCACACAGGTGGTAGAGTACTCAAGTTTACAGAGGGTGGTTTAGATGAGATTACATTTAATTATTAATTGTTGTAAATTAACCACTTAAAAAAACGTAGTTATTAATAGTAGTGTCAATCATGACAACAAAAATCCAAACGTTCGGTGGTAATATTGGTATTGGTACGACCGATCCGGGAGATTTTAAATTAAACGTAAACGGGTCCCTCAAGACAAGTTCTTTAGTGGTTAATGGTGTTCAAAATGCACAAGTACCTATAGGTTTACTCGGAATGTGGAGTGGTTCATTTGGCTCTATTCCATCGGGATGGGCATTATGTAATGGGGGGACGTATACTCGAACAGATGGAGGGGGAAATATTACGACCCCAGATCTCAGAACTAAGTTTATCAGGGGAGCTGATGGAGATGCTCCATCTCCGGTGGCAACGGGAACCTCGGGTGGTCAAAACAACGTGACACTTGCAGTAGCCAACCTCGCATCTCATTCACACGGAGTTAGTGTTGGCCCGGGAAATGCAAATCATGGTCATGGACCAGCTCCTGCGCCTGTTACATCCAACGCCAATATGCCTCATACTCACCCTGTGGGTACCACTAATGCACCCCACAGTCACGGGGAGACAGGCATAACAAATACTCCACATAATCACGGTACTTCAGGGGATGGTAGTAAAAATCATACTCATTCCCTCAACGCGGCAAATATGCCTCATAGTCATGACACGTCCACGGCAAATATACCTCATGCTCACAATGTGCCTATCGTTACACCAGCCATATGGCAAGGCGGGCCCCAAATCGGGGGGGGGGCGACATCCCCTACACTCTCGGCCACCGGTTCATCCTCCGGCAACCAACACACCCATAGTGGAAATTCAACAACCCCTCAGCATGCACACGGATGCCCCACCGCTGACACACTCCATGCACATAATACTGGAGGTGATAATTGGACACATGGCCATAGCGTAACAAATAAACATGCACCTCATTCTCACAATACAGGGCCTGGTAATGCATCCCACACACACAATAGTAATACCCATAACACACCCCATGGACATACTGCTACTTCAAATGCAACCGGTCAAGGTACATCCTTTTCGGTTCTAAACGTGTATTACGCACTATTTTATATAATGAAAATTTAAGTATTTCGTAAATTAGCCACTTAAAAAAACGTAGTTATTAATAGTAGTGTCAATCATGACAACAAAAATCAAAACGTTCGGTGGTAACATTGGTATTGGTACGACCGATCCGGGAGATTTTAAATTAAACGTAAACGGGTCCCTCAAGACAAGTTCTTTAGTGGTTAATGGTGTTCAAAATGCACAAGTACCTATAGGTTTAATTGCACCATGGTACGGTTCATCTGGCTCTATTCCATCGGGATGGGCATTATGTAATGGGGGGGCGTATACTCGAACCGATGGAGGGGGAAATATTACGACCCCAGATCTCAGAGCTAGGTTTATCAGGGGAGCTGATGGAGATGCTCCATCTCCGGTGGCAACGGGAACCTCGGGTGGTCAAAACAACGTGACACTTGCAGTAGCCAACCTCGCATCTCATTCACATGGAGTTAGTGTTAGTACGTCAAATGCACTCCATAATCATAATACAGCCCAAACAGATCCAGAACACTCTCATGGTGGTAATTCCAACAACGTCAACGCGCCTCACGATCACGAAAACACAGGTCAGACTTCCGTTAATCATTCTCATGGTGGTAATTCCAACACCACTAATGCACCCCACAGTCACGGGACATCTGGTGAGAGCGAAGCGCTCCACAGTCACGGGAGCAACCAAAGTAATAGTCCGCATACTCATAATGTGACAGATACTTTAGGGAATATCCTTAGTTCGCCTGGTAGCCAACCTCGCACAACTGAGGCACCAGCACAACTGAGTACCTATGCCAACGCACCTCACACTCATGGTCGTACAACTAATACCCAATCGCCTCACTCCCATGGCGCAACTGGTCAAAGTAGTGCTCCTCATACGCATCCAATTGCAAATGCCGACACACCCCATCATCATGATGTAAGCGCTGCTAATGCGGCCCACAGTCATAGTACACCTGCGGTACAAGCAAGCCACGGTCATACCGTGTCTACCGCTGACACACCCCATGGACATACTGGTAGTTCAAATAATGCCGGTCAAGGTACATCCTTTTCGGTTCTAAACGTGTATTACGCACTATTTTATATAATGAAAATTTAAGTATTTCGTAAATTAACCACTTAAAAAAACGTAGTTATTAATAGTAGTGTCAATCATGACAACAAAAATCCAAACGTTCGGTGGTAACATTGGTATTGGTACGAACGATCCAGGAAATTTTAAATTAAACGTAAACGGGTCCCTCAAGACAAGTTCTTTAGTGGTTAATGGTGTTCAAAATGCACAAGTACCTATAGGTTTAATTCAATTGTGGTACGGTTCATCTGGCTCTATTCCATCGGGATGGGCATTATGTAATGGGGGGACGTATACTCGAACCGATGGAGGGGGAAATATTACGACCCCAGATCTCAGAACTAAGTTTATCAGGGGAGCTGATGGAGATGCTCCATCTCCGGTGGCAACGGGAACCTCAGGTGGTCAAAACAATGTGACACTTGCAGTAGCCAACCTCGCATCTCATTCACACGGAGTTAGTGTTAGTACGTCAAATGCACCTCACGGTCATGGCGTAACTGGCACCACTAATGCGGCTCATAACCACGGAATGCCGGATAATGAGACGCCCCATAGTCATAACACGACCGAGAGCAACGGGAACCACAATCACGCACTAAGTGAACAGAACGCACCACACTCTCACAATGCTTATGGACAAGGAGGTGTTGCTCATAATCATAACGCGGGCCAAGCTAATATTGGAAGTCATAGTCATCAGAGACCACAGATCGGCCTGATCAATGGGCCTCTAGGTTTTTCGGCGTTCCGGAAGCTATATGTACAGAGTTACCGGAACAACTCACTGATCAGCGGCACCGCCGATGTGCCCCACAGTCATACCATGGATAACACACCTGGTCAAAATCATGCTCATAGCAGTAATGCTTCCAGTTGGGGTCACACACACACGGTGGGCGCCAATAACACGCAACATAGTCATACTACTACAGGGAATAATCAAATGCCACATAGTCACACATTGGGTCAAGGTGGTAATCAACACGCTCACGGTTATCCTCAATCTAACGCACCTCACAACCACCCTGGTAGTTCAAATAGTGCCGGTGAAGGTACATCCTTTCCGGTTCTGAACGCGTATTACGCACTATTTTATATAATGAAGATCTAATACATTTTAAAAATAAAAGTCTTACTATAATATAAAATGTCTGGTGGTATTGCCCAACTCGTCGCTGTCGGTGCTCAGGATGCGCACCTCGTCGGCTCGCCCGAAATCAGCTTTTTCCGCTCTACCTACAAGCGCCATACTAACTTCTCTCAAACCGTGGAACGCCAGGTGATCCAGGGTAACGTTTCCAATAACGGTATGTCCACCGTGCGCTTCGAGCGCAAGGGTGACCTTCTCAACTATGTATACTTTGTTGTAAACAATGGCACTGTCACAGAGCAGGTGAGTGATTGGACTACCCTCATCTCCAAGGTTGAGCTCCTCGTTGGTGGTCAGGTGATAGACGAACAGGACTCCACTTACTCTACTCTCATCGCCCCTACACTCTCGGCCACCACAAGCTCCAAGTCTGTTGGTGGTGATCTCTTTGGTGGTTCTACCAACTCTAACTTCTATCCTCTCCGTTTCGCTTTCTGTGAGAACTGGCAGACTGCTCTCCCCCTCATTGCCCTTCAATATCACGATGTGGAACTCAGAATCACCTGGGGTGCTAACGCAGGTGACTCCAACCGGAAGTGGGATCTTTACGCGAATTATGCGTATCTTGACACCAACGAGCGTGACTACTTCGCTTCCACTCCCCAAAACATGATCATCACTCAGGTGCAGAAGGCGACTGCCTCTCGTTCCAAGATCCAGGAACTCAATTTCAATCACCCAGTGAAATACCTTACAGCTGCCAATTCGTCTGGGGTGAACATCTTGGGTAACGATGGTACCTATGATAATAAGGTTAAGCTTCAGATCAACGGTACAGATGTTGCTGACTACAAGTTTGCCAACCCTAACTTTTCTTCGGTGCCTCTTTATTACCACACTACCAACGCGAGTTCGGCGGTTGCGACGAATAGCATCGAGAAGTTGTTTGTGTATCCATTCTGCCTTGATACTGGTAAGCTCCAGCCCACAGGTACCCTCAATTTCAGCCGCCTCGATAGCGCTCGTATCGTGAATGATCGTCAGGATTCCAATGATGACATCTACGCGGTCAACTATAACGTTCTCCGCATTGAGAATGGTATGGGTGGACTTTTATATTCTAACTAATTAATAACCCATATGTGGAACTTAATATTTCTCATTGCCATCGTATTTGTATTGACGTATGATCCTAAATCCAGGACACTTGAAAAGTTTGTTGGTCAACCTGTAGCACCAACACAAAAGTCTTGTGAAGATACGCATTACCAATCCGTTCAATTTGCCAAAAGTCCTTATGAATGTCCACTTCCAGGAAAAACACAAATGGGAGTCATCGTGTAGAATACTTAAAAAGAAGGTGTGTATTTAAGGTATAATGATTCAGATGGACCGTGAAACTCTTATGATGGTGGCTACTATTGTGGCCATTGCAGGTGTTATCTTTCTTTTTAAAGAGGTGAACAAGGCTAAACAAGATGTTGATAATCTCAAGAATTTTTCAGCCCAGCTCGTTCAGAAACTCAGTGCTCCGGTACCAACTCCTCAAGTTGAACCTACTGAGGAAACAAATGCTACTAGTGAAGAAAAGGTGGAGGAATAAACATATCCGGTTATTATAACTTGCGAATGCGCAATGAAAAAATACAAAGCTATAGCGATACCGGTTAGTTTTGCCGATGAAAAACCCCGGTTTCTAACAGTTAGAGATCGCAGATTTAAGGATTGGATATTTGTCACAGGTGGATGTAGAAGGAGGGAGATTTTCAACCCTATTAGGTGTGCCCTAAGGGAACTGGAAGAAGAGACTCGTGGTGTAGTCTCACTAAAAAATGGTGAATATACAGAGTTTAAGTTTACAGTGAAAGAGAGTCCCACAGTAGATTTGGAATACAATGTATTTATATTTTTTGTTGACTATACATCGGGTCAACAAAACACTCTCGTTAAGAAGTTTTATGATGAGAAACAAAAAATGAATCTCAGGAAAATTCAAAAGCAACCCATAAAGAAAACATATGACGAGAACGATTATATGAGTTTTGACACTCTCGAAGAGTTTAACTCACGTAAACAATGGAAACTCATCATTGACAACGTTGTAAAAAACCCACAGTTTTACTCGTGTGTGACTTCTCTCAACAGAAAAACCTTTTCTATTAAGTAGAATGAAGTCTAAGGCTTATATATTGATGCAGATCGGAAATCTCCTCGTAAAGAATAGAGGTCTCTGCGAAGAAGAAGTTGAAGAGTGGATGAAAGAAAATGATAAAAAGACTGTATATGAACTTTTAAATATAAAAAAGGAACTTTCTCAAAACCGGGAGTATCATGATGTATCATGTATGAGATGGTTTAGAGAAGAGGAACAATAATAAGGTATGTTTAAAAATTGGTGCAACAGTAATAATTTTAACAATGCAACCAATCTATCGCATGTGCTCATGGACGGTGGTGTCCTTTCTGTGCCATTCGATAAATTGAATGACTTCTACGAGAAGTATATAGAAGCTGTCAAGAAGGGAGAGAAACTCTATGTCGTTGAACAGAAGACGGAGACGTACAATTTCTTCGTTGACATTGATTATAAAGATGAGAGAGCCTTAACCCTGGAGGAGATTCAGGGTATATGTAAAGTCATCTGTGATAAAGTGAAACGTCACGGCGGTAAAGAGTGTCTCATTTCTATTTCACCCCCGAAAAAGGCGGGTACCCTCGTAAAAACTGGTGTACACCTCAACTGGCCAGGGTACGTGGTTGATCAGGCTTCGGCCCTAGCGTTAAGGGAGCATATTCTCGTAGCACTCTCAAAAGCGAAGGGGTCTGTAGATTGGAATGAGATTGTGGATTTAGCTGTGTATGGTGACATTAGGAGAAAGTCTAAAGGAAGTGGATTTCGTATGCCGTGGTCCCACAAGATGGCTAAGCATCAACAGTGTGGTGGTCAGGGTTGTGAAGAGTGTGGTGGTACAGGTAAAATTGTACAAGTTGCCTATCTTCCTGTTTTCATTTATAAACATGGACCTTTGAGCACTCTTCTCAAGATTGACCAGCAACCGAATATTGATATCCTCAAGATGTCTGCTGTACGAACAAATGAACCTCAACACATAACTGTGGAACCCCCATCTAAAGTTATCAAAGAAGGTACGTTTACAGATGCACAGACAAAAGATGAGGTTCAAAACGATGAACTCAGAGGTCATATAGAAGACTTCATCCAGAGACATATGGAGGGGCAGAGTAAATCAGTGGTAACAAAGATATTCAAACACAAGGAGACGTATCTCGTTTCAACCAATTCCAAATACTGTGAAAACCTAAAGAGACCTCATAGTTCAAACCATATATGGTTTCATATCAGTGGTTCCGTGATTGCTCAAAAATGTTTCTGTAGATGTGAGACTATTAGGGGTAGGAGGGATGGTTTCTGTAAAGACTTCTATGGTCGTAAACACCAACTTCCATCTAAAATAGTTGAGCGACTCTATCCCAAGAAGGAGGATCTCAATAAATGCCCAGAAATCAAAAAGTTTGAAGATAAGCCTCAAATTAAACAGTCGGATGTAAAAACTCCCCTAGAATCATTTATGCGTAGGTGCATGAAATGTCCGGAAGATACACGGATCGTCAGTATTACACAACACAAAAATACATTCACTGTTTTAACAACAGTCACATACTGTGAAAATATCAAAGGTGAACATGATGGAACTACGATGTCATATATTATCAGGGGAACTAAGATAACTCAATCATGTCCAGTCTGTAAAAAAAATATAGCTAGAACCCACGAACTAAGTGGTAGTGTCAGAGAGGCGCTCACACCAATCAGAAAAAATAGATAACTAGGTTTAAAAAGATACTTAAAAAGCAGGAGTCTTTATGTAAATAATGGTACAAACACGTATTCGTCCACGCAGGAATATAAAAAGGCCAGATTTTTATACACCTGAAGAAACTGTTTTAGAAGATGATTACGCCCCAGAAGATCATGATTCTGTTATAGGTTCTGATATCTGTACAGATGATGAAATTTATTCAGATGAAGAGAGTGAGAGTGATGACGAAGGAAGTCTGAAAGATTTCATCGTAGATGATGATGAGGAAAGTGAGGAAGAAGACACTTAAAAAAAACAGTGTCTATATAAAAAATGGAAACTGATATAGGAAATCCGATTGATTATGATCCAACTATGGATCCTCTTAATAAGAGTGACGAGAAACATGAAGATAGTACACCTATAAATGACACAATGGTCCACGACCAATCATACTATGTTCATCCTCCGGAAATGATGTATCACCCACAACAACCAGATAAGACTGATTTTTTATCTAACGTTGACAAATCTACATGGATCATAGCATTTGCCGTGTTCTTATTGGGTTTTTTCATGGGTAAGACTATGCAACCTGTTATTCTTAAGTACGCGTAAGTTCTTGTAAACGACGCTCTAATTTTGCCTCAGCACTTTCAACTATTTGAGACTCTGATGGTTCATGTGGGAAACCACTGATCCAATGATCATCAGTTGAATATGGTATAAATGTTCCAATGTCTCCATAGACGGGTTGTAACTCACCTGTTAAATCACGATCCATAACTTGTGTGGGGTATCTCGGCATTATAAACGCATCCCTCGTATCCTCTATAAAACCTTTCGTTGTACTCACTTTGTTTTTTGAATTTAAATCAACATTGAATTTTATATATGGTTCAAAAAACAAAACGAAGAATATACTCGTCAAAATGATGGTAACAACTATTTTCCACATTTTGTTTATTATATGGGAATATTTTTAATTAATTGGAGGTTACCTCGGGCTCACCCTCCTCCTCCAACTCCTTGATGGTACCACTCGTGGAAGCCTCAGCTGCAGCCTCAGCCTCGCGCTTCTTACGTCGCTCCTCAACCTCCTTCGCGACAATCTCATCAGCCTCCCTGACGAGGTCCTCCATCTGGGCATCCGGTTTCTCCTTCCTGAGACGCTCAATGACATCAGCTGGGTGGCTGAGAGGTGGCTCATCAGGCTTTGTATAGAACTTAGAATTCTCATCACCTGGCTTGAGGAAGCTCTTAGACTCCATCATGTCCCGCTTACGCTCGTTGAAGAGGCGGGTGGCCTCACTCTGGTTCTCCTTGTAACCAACCATAATCTCCTCAAGCTTCTCGTTGTTGTAATGAACATCCTCAATCTTTAGAGGATCGGGTGGGATGAGAAGCCACTTGTACATGTCAACGACATAGATGTCAAAGGTGGAATCCTCCTTTTGAAGACGCTTCGCGTGGGAGGCAGCCTCGTCGCGAGAAGCGAAAGCGCCGCGAATCTTGATACCAAATTTATCATTCTTTTGGGGAGCCTCGGGGCCTACGACGGAAAGGCATGCATAGAGCTGTCCGGGGACGGTAGTGTAATCCTGCTCGAGAGACATATTATACACTATACAGTGTCCAAAACTTTAAGCCAACTTAAAAGAATTATGTCATTGAATAATAATGAGAACTTTTTGGGATAAGCAACCACTTCCACAAGAAGGTGTCAACTACGAAAAGGGACGAGAGATTGAAAAGGATAAGAAGATTATGACAGAACCTATAAAGCTTCCCGATGGATTTTCATGGAAAGTGTGTTCCGTTGAAGAAGCCCACCCACTTCTTACCAATTATTATTTGGCGAGTGAGAGTAATATTCTCAGGTATTCTCTAGAAACCCTGAAGTGGGCAGCCGAAGCACCAGGTTATGAAAATAGGGGTATTGTTCATGATGAGACACAAAAACTTATTGGGTTCATATCCAGTGTTCCAAATAAAATACGAGTATGTGATGATATACTTAACGCGGTTCAAATCAATTTTCTCTGTGTCCATGACGATTTCAGAACTTTAGGATTTACACCACTTTTAATTAATGAGATGAAACGAATTGCAAATACAAATAATATTTGGCAAGCTTACGCCACAGCCGTTGCCAAGTTACCGGGTCCTATAACAAAATCAACATATTGGCATCGCATCCTCAATGTTAAGAAACTTTCGGATATAGGATTCTACAAGGTTGCGAATAAAACGAAACAGAAGTATCTTGAAGTTCGCGGTACTTCTCAATTTAGAAAGATGCAAAGTAAGGATATTCCGAGAGTTACGAAGATTTTACAGAATCATTTCAAACAATTCAAAATTGCCCCCGTGATTGACAAAAATTGGGTAAAACATTGGATACTCCCAGCTAACTCATATGTAAATGATTCGGATGATACATTCATCTCTTTCTATGATATACCAAACGTGAAAAAGGATGGGTCGTCTACCATAAACCAAGCATATTCATTTTACATAGTTGGAGATGTATATAACGATGCATTTCTCATCGCCAAAAACTTGGGCTACGATATGTTTACTACTTTAGATATTGGTCAGGATGTACCAAATCTAGAGAAGCAGAAGTTTCTTAGAGGGGATGGAAGTATTTATTATTATTTATTTAATTGGTTACCATCTTCAACGATTTCACTAGAAGATGTGGAACTCAAAATACCATGATCCCCGATCCTCTTTTCAATAAGTTTTACATAGTCTTCATTTATCTCAACACCCACAAAAGGGAGACCGAGTTTCTTAGCAGCTACACATTCACTTCCAGATCCCGCGAATGGAACGAGAACAAACCCATTCTCTGGATCTTGTTTACAGGACTTTAAGAGTTTCTCACACAATTCTAGAGGTTTTTGAGTTGGGTGATCAACCCTTTCACCCTTTCCAGATGTACCCGCGAGAGTGGGCATCTTGATCACATCCCTTGGAAGAGCACCACTGGGGTGAGCTGCATACATCGTAGTCATTTCACCATTTGAATATCTACCCTTTGTAGCCGGTCTTTTCTTACCCGCCGCACCTTTTACGAACCCATCTGTATAGGGCTCCCGTACATCATCCCGGTGGAACACTTTGTCACCTTTCCATAATACGATGATACTCTCATGGGACCTCTGCCAGAAATTAAGTTTTGGGACTGTCTTATTTGTATAATGCCACACCAACCATCTTCGGTTTACATCTTGAGGGATACGCGCGAGAATAAGTGCTAGAATCTCACTAAAACCATAAATGAACATAGTACCATCCTTTCTCAAAACTCGAAGACACCCCTCAATCCATTCATCACACCACTTAAGATATTCGTCCATGGGTTGTTTGTCACTTTTGTTACCAAAGTCCTTTCCAATATTGTAAGGAGGGTCAGCGATGACAATTTGTGCACTCTCGTCATTTAGATTCCTAAGTACTTTTAAGATGTCATCATTTACAATCTTTTCCATTGTGAATCAAACGCTTTAAAGTTTTAAGTGTATTTGGATACATGAAAGAATCACTTGTCAAAGTTTCCATATGGATTAATAATTTATGTCGTGTTCACCTCCATATAGGAGTTCAACCGACACTTGAATCTTTTTTATGGAATGAATCAAACATGAATAACCTGGTTATGATGATTAAGAAGAATGTGAAGACGTATCATGCGATATTTCGTCAACCCATTACTGGTACCATTTGGGAAGAAATACTGGCAAATTCATTCAGTGATATTGGTCATGCGACGACATGGAAGCCAGACAACTCTCACAAAGTTGGTGAAGATATGAGACTTGTAGACTTTACTGAATCACGTATTTCTTGTAAATCTGGTGTTCTCATAAATAATCGGACACATAATTTGGGTCCATGTGTGGGGTTTAATTCTTCACGAACAACAAGTTTCAAAACTTTAGAAGAAAAGTTGGAACACCTGAGTAAAAGTCATTACGATTATCATTTCATGTTGTCAAAGAAAGATAAGTTTGATGGGACTTACAAACTTCTCATTATTGATGCAAATCTATGTAATGTGAGGGATTTGGATTGGGAACCAAATAAAAATGGTAAACCTGACGACTATGTTACTAAACATGGTGGACCATTTAAAGCAACTATCACCGGCTCCATGAGTGGACAACTGTGGGTGACATTACCCCTTTCGCGAGTTAGTCATATGTTTGATATACAAACCTAAGTAAAAGAAATAAAACACAAAAATCACAAGATGGAGGAAATCCGAAAAAACCATAACAACGCCAAGAGGGAACTCATTCAACTCGTGACAAAGAATGGGGATCAAATCTTGGATGTTGGTTGTGGTTTTGGTGGTGATCTACAGAAGTGGCACAAGTGTGGTGCCAACATGAGTATGTGTGATCCAGAGCCGGATGCACTTATGGAGGCCAAGTCACGTGCCAAGAACATGCATATGAGGGTGAACTTCTATGAGGGTGATATCCACAATTGTCCGAATCGGAAGTATGATATTCTTTGTTACAACTTTTCACTTCACTACATTTTCCAGTCAAAGGAAAAGTTTTTTGGATCAATTAGGGAAATTAAAAAGAGGATGAAACCAGGTGCGCGTCTCATAGGAATCATTCCAGATTCTGAGAAGATCATATTTAGAACACCTCTCAAAGATGATATGGGTAATTTCTTTCTAATGAAGGACCATGGAAATGGAGGTTTTGGTGAGAAGTTGTTTGTGAACTTGGTGGACACACCTTTTTATGCAGATGGTCCGCGTTCAGAACCAGTCGCGTATAAAGACCTCTTAGTGACACATTTAGAAGAATTGGGTTTCAAAATGGAGTTGTGGGAGGGTCTTACAGGTAATCCAATTTCAGAACTGTATAGTAAATTTATATTTGTATATAAGAAATGATCGCGTTCGTTATACTTCTTCTTATAAATGTATATGTTCTCGCGACGATACAGGAACCACGAGAGTTTGTGGAAGTCAAAGAGAAATACGAGATTCTCAGGAGGCATGTAGGTGATACACAGCATCCTAAATTTCATATGTTGACTAATCAAATTCCATTGACTGGTTTAAAGAAAATGAATGGATCTGTTGGGTATAATACTAATAAAGGTGAGGAAATCACTTTATGTCTTGATGGTTCTGTAAATGAAATTTTTCATGTCCTTATCCACGAATTAGCTCACTGTACTGTTGAAGAATACTCTCACTCGGATGAATATTGGAATAATTTTTTAGAACTTCGTGACGTGTGTATAAATTTAGGTATTTACGAAAAAATACCAGAAAAGACAGAGTTCTGTGGTCAACATGTACAGGATAAATAATCTCAATAGATAGCAAATGAAAACACCTCTTAACGTTTTATTGGTGGCTATAGGATATTGGGTTACTATTTACGGTGTTACCCAAGTACCAAATATTTTTAACAACTACTATCTAAACTTGGTATGGTTGACTATAGTGATTCCTAATGTATTTCACATGATGGTAGGACGTATTCCACAACTCGCGGTGGATCGTCAGTTCTTTTTCGCTACGAGTATAATTGCTCTTATTTTCACCTACATTTTTAACAGGTTGTTTAAGAGAACTAGAGAAGATCTAAAGGAATATGGGACCGACAAGGGCAAGACACTTAAGACGAATGCCTTGCTCATGGGGATGTTATCCGCAGGGGCTTTAATTACCTACTATTCAGGTATAGATAAATCAATCTATTCTAATATGGGTTGGGAATCAAACGTTTAGGGCTTGACGACATAGTCCTTCACGAAATAAAAAACAATAGCCGCAACTACACCGGTAGACGCAAGACCAACCATACTCCTACTCCCCTGTTCGTTAAGGAATCGGGGAATAGAAGTCACCAACTTGTCTTGAACAGGCTTAGACACCGCGAGGGCCGCAGCGGCACCGGCGACAAGGGCGATCATTTGATCATCGGTAAGATTGAGGGGGTTCTTGCTCTCTGGCTTGGCCTGCTGCGCCTGGGGGGCAGCGTAAGCACCCTGAGGATTGGGGGCGGTCATTTGGGGCATCATACCCTGCATCTTGGGCTCATCCATCATCATTGGGGCATCCATCATAATATCGTTAATGGGAGTAGAATCCATCGTAGTCTCTTTACTTTGGTTCATATTTTTTTCGGGTTGTGAAAACGCTTCACGATTTGGGGGTTGAGGAGTAAAGGTTGTCGTTGGATTGTCATTTAATGGTACCATTCCATCACCATTATCAGCGAGATTAAGTGTATTTATATCAGTAGACATCTGATATAAATACATGTTTTCTAGATATTCAAGTGACGCAGCCTGTCACTTCGTCTTTGTAATCTTGAGATTTGTCTTTTTGGTAGCCTTCTTAGCATCATCCTCTTTTTGTTGAAGATATTTGGGATTAAACATCTTTTTGTGAAGTCTCCACAGATCTGGACTTCCCACTCTAAAGTTTTTCCTGACAGTTGCTTTGTACCAGAAGACACAATCCTGAATCTTATTAGACTTCACCGTGTTATCCAAAACCAGGCATTCATAATTCTCTGTACAGGCATCCATCACCTTACAGAACATATCAAAGGAGGGGAAGATCCCAAAGAATGATTTATATAACTTTTCTCTGTTCTGGATAATGTTTTCTCTCAAAATAAAGACATAATCCACATTGGCACGAAGTGCTGGTGGGAGGTCCATCACGTACTGCATAGTCAACATGAAGAAGATCTTCCAGTGCCTACCGTTCATGAAACATTGTCGTATACACGTATCCTTTAGGAACTTACTGTCATACATGCAGTCATCCAAAAGCATGAAGGCTCCACAATTTGTTTTACCCGCACCTACCAGTTTTCTTTGTCTGGCCATGACCCGCTCTATAGCGTCTCTGTCATAGTCACCATAAATAAAGAGATCTGGTATGAAATCTGAATAAAAATGGTTACCTTCCTCTGTTCCTGAGAGCACTATACCAGCTGGCAGATGTTTCTTATGGTACATGATATCCTTGACTAGGGTTGACTTACCGGTGTTACGCTTTCCAATAAATACACAAACCCTATCATCTGATATCGTCTCAGGTTTGAATTTCCTCAACTGAAGATTCATTCTACAGTAGTGTTCCGTTTTATTTAACAAAATTTTACTCACATACTATAGGAATGTCAGGTCGTTTGAGACTTGCCGCCACTGGAGTCCAAGACCAATGGCTCACAGGAGATCCACAGTTTTCATATTTCCTGATGAATTTTAGGAGACATACAAAGTTTGCCATAGATTATGTTGAATCTCAGTTTGATGGAGCCGATTTAGATTTTGGAAAGACTCTCCATTATAGGATACCGAATGATAAAGGTGATGTCATCAGAAATATGACCCTAAAAGTTACACTGGATGACCCCTCACCTGGAGGCGACGAATGGTGTCCTTCTATTATTTCACACCTGGTTGAGAGTGCTGAGCTCCTTATAGGTGGTCAGACGATTGAAAAGATTACGGGAGAGTACATTTATATGCATCAACAACTCCATAATACAGACGATGACACTGATCAAACTGTTTACTTCTTAAATGGTCACGGTCAACTCCTGAGTTATACGGGTAACAATACCTATTTTATGGATCTCCCATTTTACTTTTACCGCAATCCAAGTCTTGCCATACCAACTTGTGCACTGACGAAACAACTCGTTGAAGTTAAAATTAAATTAAGACATCTCACAGAACTTATAGAAGGTGGTGCATCAGAAAACGTGTCTGCAAATCTTATAAAATGTTCTATAGATACAGAGTTTGTATTTCTCACTGATAGAGAACGTAATTATCTTATGACGAGACCAATTGATTATGTTATCACACAGGTTCAAATGTCCAATTTTGTTATGAAACCCGGTGAAAATACTAAATCTGTGATGCTTAACTTTTCACATCCAGTGAGAGAACTTTTCTTTGTATCACAATCTGAAAAAGCCGTCAGGGACAATCACCCAAATAGATACAACAAGATTTTGAATGTTAAACTAAAGTTCAACAATGAAATAGTCTTTGACAGGGGTCACAAGTTTCTCGTATATGAACAAGCTCTAAAACACTATATAAGTCCTCCAGAATATGTAGCTAATACGAACTATAAACAATCTGAGTTTGGTATGTATAGTTTCGCACTTAATCCAGAAGTGTATTATCCAACTGGACAAGTTAACATGAGTCGTATATTCCACAAACTTCTCACAATTCAAATTGACCCTATTAATGGAGTTGATAATAACAATACACGAGTGTATGCCGTGAATTACAACATACTCCGTATAAATAGTGGTTTAGCAGGTTTAAAATTTTAGAATGTTATAATAGTAATGGCTGGTCGTGTACAGCTTTTAGCATCTGGAGTCCAAGACAGATTTTTTACATTGGATCCAGAGTATACATACTTTTTGCAAAGTTTTAGAAAACATACAAACTTTGCAAGAGAATATGTGGACATAGATTCAGAAAATGTAGCGGATTTTGGGGGTAAAACGAGGTTTAGAATCGCTCAAAATACCGGAGATCTTTTGACAACCCTCAGTGTGAAGATGAAGTTGCCGACTATTTCTACGGTTATTTACGATGATCCTAGATTTATAGAGTCTATAGGTCATGCACTCATAGAGTACGCTGATCTCATCGTAGGTGGGAAGGTCATTCAAAGATTACCAAGTGATTACCTTCAAATATACTCTGAACACAATGTCACACAAACAAAACAGAGAGCCCTGAAGGAGTTGATTGGAAAGTATCCAGAACGTACAGTATCCACACGAGTATCTGACAAGGACATTCTCGGAGTGATTGGCACTGCCAACACAGAGGATGAATTCTTTGTGGATTTGCCATTTTACTTTTACAATAATCCAGAGCTGGCGGTACCCCTATGTGCCATAAAGAATCAAGAAGTTGAGGTTGAGATTAAACTTCGTGACCATGATCATCTCATAATTAAGGGAACTACCGGAGAACTTCAACCTGTGACACCCGGGACGATCCACCTCAAAGATTTTACACTTTGCGCGGAGGTGATATTTCTTGAACCATGTGACAGAATAAAACTTGAAACTGAAAAAAAGGATTATGTGATCACACAAGTTCAACAAAATGTTTTTGATATTCCTCAGGGTGAACAAGAAGGTAACTTCAAATTGGATTTTGTAAATCCCCTAAAAGAACTTTACTTTGTTATCCAAAGACAAGGGGATGTTGGTACAGCAGAGGGTGAATTTATAACCCCTTTTGACTATGATAATACCCTAGAAGACACAGGTGGTAAATACATTCTCTATGAGAATCTTGACTACCTCACACTTGATCTAGATGGTCAACCTATAATCACACGAGAAACAGGTAATGTCATTTTTCTCAAGGCTGTTCAAGCAGCTATTCACCATTCTAAAACTCAACTTATAAGACGATTCTATTCCTATAGTTTCGCCTTAGAGCCCGAGAAATGGTATCCAACAGGACAAATAAATTTCAGCCTCATAAAAGAACAAATTCTTAACCTAAGTCTCACACCGTGTGTGGATTATGCAAGACAGTTGAAAGTCTACGCACTCAGTCACAATATTCTCCGTGTCGGTGAGGGAACTGCCAAAACTCTTTTTGACGTTAAATACTAAAGATGAACATGCAAAGTGGTTTTGGTGATATGGGGAATGGAATGTTGGAGCAATACATTCAAAGTATGACTAATATTCTTTTACCTGTTATGGAAAAAGCTACTTTACTTTCAGCCGAATACGCCAAAGCTTGTGGAAGAGATGTAATCATCTCCGAAGATATGGAATATGCGATGAAGTATTGTGCGATGTACAAAGTTGGTGAAACAATCGGTTCTACGATGCCTGAAATTTATGAAGAAGAGTTGACAGATGAAGAAACGGATGAGGATGAAGAGGATGTTGAACCGGAAAATTGTCCAGAGTTTGTGAGATATTCGGGCAATGACCCAATCTTCAACCAAATAAATGAAGCAGTTGATCGTTGGGATGACTGGATTCCCCAAAATCCGACGGAACAGATGTTAAAAAATGCTATTAATAGTAATGAGTACATCGGAACCTGAGGGGTGGACGATTTCTGAATATAAATCATTTCAGGTAACAAATGACGATTCCGAGTCCAGTGCTGATGGAGATTCAGATGATGAAGAGCAAATATTTGCCAAGTCGTCAATTGTCAGACAACCAAAGTATAAAAAAATTGTACAAAAAGAAGAGTTGTTACCAGAATAAAATTCTAAACATACAATATAAAAACTCACAATGGCTGACATGACCGCCCAAGCGCTTAAGACCGTTAACCTCGTCTCTCAGGAGCTCGAGACCCAGTCCCTCAACTCCATCGTTGCGGGTTTCTCCTTTGCGGCTGCTATGTCGTGGATGGACCTCGTTCGCTGGTTCATTCAGCAGGTGATCAAGGTGCCCAAGAACGGTGGTAGTCAGTACACCCTCACCGCTGTGCTTACTACTCTACTCTCCATCGCGGTCTACATGATCATCTCTGGTATCTCCACCCGCGTGTCCAAGCCTGCTCAGCCTGTCTATGCGGTTACTCGCTAAGTTTTGGTTTACGCTTCATGAGACTCATGATAACTATACCAACGAATACAATAATACCTATATAAAGATAGTCTTTCCATTTATAAGTATCAACTACCATATCAGGGATACTTATTGGTGGCGGTAACTCCTTTTCAACAACTTCTAAAGGAACCTTTGGAAGACCCTGTAATTTGTCTGTAGAACATGTAATTTCAAATTTCATAATGTGGTCTTGATTCCTAAAATCGTAAGGAATGAGTCTACCATGGCTCATGTAGAAGAACTCTATTTTGATGTCCTTGACGTACTTCTGTGGTCCCTTGTAGAACTCATGTGTGAGTGGATCGTCAGCACCATGGAAGTTCATAACGTCTGTACCATTCAGGATAATGTGACCAGTATAAAACGGTGTCGTAGAATACACAGTCTTTGTAAATTCATCTGACCCCGATGTCATACGAAGAATAAGGGAGTTTGGTCCCTCAAGGTTTATAGCTCCAGAAACGATACTATCACTCTCCATTGGATTCTTAGAAGAAAACCCCATGACTTGATGTGGTGTTGTGAGAGCCACGTTACTCAAATAACCATTCGTACCATCAAAGAAATTGAATGTGAAGGTGTTACTAGACCCCACATCCGTGTTAGAGAATGTTAGAGCCTGTGTATCCGAGTCAAATACAACCTGATCTATACACGTCAAGGGTGGTTGCATGAGAAGATCAAGATCTTCGGCAAGAACAAAACCGTTAGAGTAATTTGTTTCATTTAGCGTAACTTCAATGAGATCATCGGGTGCACCCGAATCATGAATGCTAAACGTTTTATTAGTAGCACATGTAATCAATTGAGGTGTTGGAATACGAGCGGAAATCAATTTGATTTGTGTGACATCATATATAGGTTCTTTGAGAGTCACGGTGTAACTATTAGCATACGTATACACGTTGGTATCCCTCTCACTACTATCTATGTCAAGGGTATGAACCTTCATTAAAATATAGGTACAATATTTTAATAATTGTTTTTATCTATAACTGAACATTTAACAAATACTTTGAGAGAGGGGGTTCTTCTGAAGCACTCTCGCCGCCAGACCCAAATCCCTGGAGTTGGGATTCTCATTACCCTTATAGGCATTGAACTGGTGGAATGGCTTCTGCTGATAGTTCTGAGTCCAACCACCATTTGGACCATTCACACGACCATCAATACGGGAAGTATCAGTACGAACGGCGGTGAGGGCACCACCCTGCTTGAGGGCACTCTCTCTAACATTCATACGACCCTTGTTACCCATGCGGTTAGCCTTACCACGACGATCCTCTGGACGGAAGCCATACTTCATCAACTCCTCGTTGTTCTTCGTAGTAATTTTAGCAGCCGCGCTAGTTTCATATGCACCTCTGAAATTGGTAATACCTGGATTTGCATGAGCGTAATGCTCAAATTGACTATCGTTACGATCACTCTTAAACCGTGTAGGATCTTGTGGCATACTTTGAGCGGATATGAAACGCTTAGCACCATTAAAACCTAATCCATCCGCGCGGTGACCCGTCTCCGATCGGTTAGTTGTTCTCATGGTCTTCTGGTGACTCGCTCTTGGAATCGCGCCAGACATACCTTGAGCACGACCAGCACTGGGTGGAAGACGTGTAGGTAAGTGGGCAGTAGTCTCGGGTTTATTGTGGGTCAACTGTCCTACGAGAGCCGAGCGACCGCCAGTGGTATCCGCGGCTGGACCGGAGCGTCCTGGAAGTGTAGTAAGTCTATATTCACCTACATTAATAGGGTTCACACGGAACAACTGTTGATAACCACCACTCGCTGGAGTGTCAGCACCGACACCGAGACCTGGACCAACCATTTGCTTCTCAATGGGTGACAGGTTGTTCATACGACCAGTGTCGTACATACGATTTCTCATGTTGAGAACCTCCTGTCCACCACTTCTCTGTTGATAAGAGATATCAGCAAAACTGTCCATTTCTCTCTTTTGGGGAATTTCCATACGCGGTTCAAAACCACGTTCAACCATTTCAGAAACTTCGTCATATGCATTCTGAGGTTCAACAATTTCAACTGTTTGAGCCAATTCTGGTTGAACTGGTTCTGATTCAACTTTTTTACTAAAAGATCTACCAGCAAAAATTAGACCAGCAATAGCTGCAAGTGAAATGGGGTCAGCCATTCTTATTTTTTAGTAACATTTTTATTAGCGTATCTTTGGTGAAAGAGGCCGTTCTGGAGTTCCGCACGAGTACTCATTGGCTCATAACCAATAGAACGGAGAGGTACCTTGCACTCCATATTGGTGAGTGGGAAAAGGTTGCGTTCATAGGTTGGTACGATAACCCTGTTGAAACGAGTGGTAGATTGTGGACGAAGTTCATCACTCACATCTATGAATTGCGCTGGAGAACCCTTTCCAGCCATGTAGGGAGCAGTTCCATAGAGCATAGTATTTGGACGACAGCAGTAGTTAAGGGTACTGGGCTGAGGATATACGAAAACCTCTTCGGTGGCCTTCAGAGATGGAAGAGCGCCCGCATTTTGAACTATTGCAAGACCAGGTTGTAATTGGTATGCCATATTTATTATTAGACGAGAATATTTATATTTAAGATGGGGCGATTCCATGTCCCCGGTGAGAAACTCGGCTATCACCAGCCGGGTCAAGACCCGCAAATGCCTCTAATTGAACACCCCTTGCGTCTGGGTTACACATTTCTGGGTTGGTTCGGCAATCACGTTTATTCTTGGATCCGTAGCACCACTCCGCAAAAGCAGTCTGATCGCCTGGAATATTAGAAACTGGTGCAGTAATGAATTGACGAGCAGCAGCAGCTCGTTGCCTCTCTGGGAGAGCCGAACGAGATCTACCCCCATCATATGGAATACGGTCATCTAGATAGGATTTAACCATTGGTTTCACATTGGGATAATAACAAGCCTCAAGACGGTTTGGTGCATCTGTGTAATCTGTCATAAGAACGTTACCCATTGGATTATCTTGGGTAGGCATCTGACACCCACGTTCATCAGCTCTCACATTTAATCCATAACCCTCCTTAACCATCTTAGACTTGTACATGACATAAAGAACTCCTATAAGAGTACCACCTAGTACAAAAATCCTTGGGTCGCGACGAGAAAGATAAATAATACAAGACGCGTAAATTATAAAACGAGAAGCAGAGTTAATTCGGTCCTCTGGTGTTTGTTCAATGTTTGGCCAAAACTGTAAAACCTGGTCAGATCTAGTAATTTGTTGAGGATCTTCAAACCAAACCTTCATTTAATATACCATGAGTTTATTTTTTACCCACACCACCAAGCATACTACCCATCATCTGCATGAGTGCATCTTGATCAAGTTCACCACCATCGGTCTGCATCTTGTCAGCGACACCCTTCGCAATTTGCTCAATTTGGGAGAGTGTGTCAGCTGGAATAGAATTGATTGTGGTACCAAGCATATACAGAGTCTGTAGATACTGCCAGGTAGCCGCTTGTGTATTGGCACTCATACGAGTCCAATAACTCTTGATGTTGAGATCCTTAAGAAAGTCAATCTTCTCAATCTCCTCCAAAAGGAAGGACTCATCTTTCGCAGAAATCTTATTCGCGTATGGAGTCACACCCTTCATAAAACCATCAACAATTAGACGGGGGTTAGACTGCTTGATTACCTCAAACGAAGTAGTCATCTTCTTGATGCCTTTTTCATCTGGAAAAGTCTTGTGCAATTCCACAAGAAATTGGGAGAGCATGTCATTAAACGCAGTGACAGACGCCATTTTCTTATACGTAGGGTTTAATCTTTAAGTTAAAAAGGTTCAGTAGAAATAGCTTCTTTTTGACCAAGGCCGTTAGATACTATGAAGAACACAAGAATAGCGTTAAGAGCCGCTGGTTTGGTATATTTATTAAGTTCCAGTTTACCCTCGTTATTAAGCTGAGCCTTCACATGAATATAACCAGCTGTGATAGCCGCAGCTATGAGTGCAGCGCTCATCGGGTCTCTGAGATAGTCGGATAACTCCATTTAATTATACGCAGTTTTTTTTACACGGTGATCAGGTGCGTCACCGAAAAGAACACCATCATCCTCCTCCTCTTCAGTGGCCTGAGGAGGAGGAGGTGGAGCCCCAAAAGTTGGCTCGGACTCTCCCATCGGTTCCTCTTCTAACTCGGGCTCTGGAGCCTGAACACCTGGGACAGTCTTGAACTCGTTCTCTAGACCAGTGGGTTGAACTTGTTCCTCCCCACCCATCATGGGTTCGTTTTCGGGGAGGGGTTCCGCCTCTGGCATCGCTTCTGGCACCTCCTCAGGGCCATCAAACACATCGGGGTCCTCGGTGTCTTGAACCTCACCGTCAAGGTCAATATCACGAGTCTCCTGGGACATGTAGGTCTGAAGAATCTGCTGAACTGGGATGAGCTCCTTCACAGTGGACTCGATGCATGTACAGAAACGCTGAGTAAGCTGATCATCCCTCGTGTATTCACTCTGTTCCTCGTGGAAAATGTAAGGGTCGCGATAAAGATCCTTAGCGGTGTTGTTGTAGCACGTTTGAATGAATACCTCATTAGTTGGAAGCTTGAGACTAATCTTCTTATTGTCTGCCTTTAGGCGAACAGCAGAGAGAATCTTAGTACAGGCAACAAAGACTGCTGCCAGGAGGTCGTTGAACCAAGCACAACGATCCGCGATGTTGCTGGTGTGCTGAGCGGACATCTGGTTGGACCAGTTTGGAACCTCTTTGAGAAGCTTCTGAAACATAACAAGGGGCTTCTTTCCCTTAGAAAGTGTTACAGCTTCTTTGTACATGTTCTGGAAAACATCAATCATAACCGGACACATGATGAGGCAAAGTTGGCCAAGGTATTCCTTCTTCGCCTCAACGAGTACATTTAAGTTATCCATTTATCATTGAGTGTGTTTTTATTACCAGTCTTCCTACGCACTTCTCCTGTACTTATCAGCCATCTTCTTCAAGTTCATTAAATCTGGGAAGTCTGATTCTTCAGATTCAACACTCCTAACCTTTACTTTTTTGGGTATGATCCATGACACATATATGTCATGTTCACCTATGATTCTGACATCAAAACCACCCAACTTAAATTGTCGTGCCACGTACCGCGCTGCTGCCGATCTATCAAATGTCGGACACCCAATGACAAACGCAGGTACTGTCAAAAATACCTGCTTGTGACCAAGTTCAACACATTGTTTTATTTTTCGAGAAAACTGTTCGTATATTCGTGTATATATTTCCTTTTTGATCTGTTTTCTCTTTTCATCAATCTTTGTCACGTCATTGATGCTGATCATTATAATTACTGTAATTTATTTTTAGCCATTTCTAACTCACTAAGGGTGGGTATAGCTTTCTCTTTCACAAGTTCATATTTTACAAAGTCTTTGCCTGAAGTACCATCTACAAAAGGAGCAATTTCAATGGCTGACTCATCATTGAGTGGCTGTGTACGAAGAGACCGTAATTTAATAACGCCATTCTCAACTTCAAAATAAGCCGCAACAGTAAAACCGAACGAGAATCCATTATTCTTCATTGTCATGAATACACATTCGTATATTTCTTTGTCTTCACCAACATACTTTTTAACGTTAATGGTCTCAATGATGTATGTGCAAAGACCAGTACGCCTAGAGATCTCTTTATTAGCTTGGAGAACAAATGTTTGCATCATATCATTATCAATATCAGCTTCTACCTGCTCGTACCCTGAAAAGTTAGGCGTGGGATCGTTCAAACGAACACGACCAGTTGGTTTAGTGTGTCCTGAAAATCCGAAGATTTCCGTAAACGGCTCGCGACGAACCGTGAGAAGCAGGACAATAGCAATAAGAACGATCGTCAAAGACCAATTCATCATCTTTACTACTATGCGTTAATTTTTTTTTACAAAATACCATATAGATATTAGATGTCTCTACTGATATACAGTCCAAGATGCAAACATTCAATGGAAATTGTTAGTTATGTCAACGGACAACCACGATTAAAACAACTTGTCCATTATCATAACATAAATACTCAGGGTATTCCACCTGCATACAAGAATAAGATCACAAGGGTTCCCACTATGCTCACTAAAAACGGTAAAATTCTTGTTGGTAGCGAAATAAAAAATTGGTTAGAGTCTCTACTCCCTAACAAAGAAATTACGAATTGGGGTTTCGGTGGGGGGTGCTCCATGACAACTCTTGACAG